ATGTACTTCAACAATTGGATGATGACTGGACGCATTAATCATCCCAAGATTGGTGTGGAAATACACGGCTGGAACATCATTCACAGAACCAGCATGAACATGCACCAGGAAAATCAAGTGGAACAGTTGTATGATCACCTAGAACAGTTTCTAGAACGCTACAACTTGCCCCCAGATCTACTGGCCAGCTTGATGAAACTGCAAAGAAGTTACTACATCAAGTATGATGATAGAAATCAGTATCCCATGAACTTGCAGTTGGACTACAACATCTGGGAATATTTGAGCTTTAGTAAGCCCTTAGAAAAATTACCTACTGTGTATCGATTGGACTTTCCCGAAGACAAGACCATGAGCTTCAACAGATTCTTGGAATTGTTTTACTTTGCAAGACGCAGAAACTTTGGCAAGGCCACAGTAGATCGCGTCAGTGGCGGAGACTCCAAGGGCGCACGTCGAGGCGCAGGTGCTGCCAAAGCACAAGGCAGTTTCTCTGTAAAGAAAAAACAACTAGTGGCCTGATGTCGAGATTGTTTGCGTTTGGGTGCAGTTTTACCAACTACCGTTGGAGCACCTGGGCCGACTGCCTTGCTCCAGAATTTGACTATTTTGAAAACTGGGGTCAAAGCGGCGCTGGCAATCACTACATTTTTAACAGCGTAATGGAAGCAGATCAGCGGCATAGATTTGGTGCTGGTGATACTGTGATGGTTTGTTGGACCAGTTTAGATCGCGAAGATCGTTATGTTGATAGACGGTGGCATACTCCAGGCAATGCGCATTTTGCAACCAACGTGTTCAACAAAGAATATCTCAAAACACATATTGATGAGCGGGGATTTTTAATTAGAGATCTTGCCTACATCAAAGCAGTAAAAACGTTGTTGGAAAATCGCCCGGGTTTGACCTGGCGCTTTCTCAGCATGGTAGAACTCGTGGCTCCTCCTGCAGATGATCATGTCAGTTTGCACAGAGATGCCGTACGATTATACAGTGATGTATTAGATAGCATCTTGCCAAGTTACTATAATACATTGTTTGCCGAAACTGGTTGGCCCAATAGAAATGGCGATCCACATCCCAGTCCAGCCGAGCATTTGGCCTATTTAGACGCAGTATTACCGGGCTGGGTGACAAAACAAGAAACTCGTGTTAAAATGCATGAACAAAGTATCAATCTAAATAAAGATCCCCGCAAGTCGGGCATGACAAAGGTAACAAGATTATGAAATTAAAAGTATCAGAATTATTTTATTCAGCACAAGGCGAAGGACGCTATGTTGGTGTGCCCAGTGTATTTTTACGCATGTTTGGTTGCAACTTTACCTGTTCAGGGTTTGGTTGCAAACCAGGAGAGCGGAGTAAAGAAGCAGACGAAGTGGCCAAGACTGTGGAATTGTACAAAACATTTGAAGAACTGCCATTGGTGAACACAGGCTGTGACAGTTATGCAAGCTGGCATCCAGACTTCAAACACTTGAGTCCCACATACACAGTGGAAGAGCTTGTGAACCGAATGACTGAGCTATTGCCCAATGGCAACTGGTTGCAACCCAATGGCAATCCTGTGCATTTAGTAATCACTGGTGGTGAACCATTGCTGGGTTGGCAACGTGCTTATCCAGAACTGTTGGATGTGTTGGCCGAACGTGGACTGCGACATATCACATTTGAGACCAATGGTACTCAAGAGCTAAGTCAAGAGTTTGGAGACTACTTGCGCAACTGGTTTGGTGAAATTACTTTTAGTGTTAGTCCAAAATTAAGTGTCAGTGGCGAGTCCTGGGCGGACGCTATCAAGCCTGATGTGATTTGGGATTATGAGACACATGGTATTACATATCTCAAGTTTGTTGTGGAAAAAGTTGAAGACTTTGACGAACTGGATCGTGCAGTGGATGAATATCGACTGCGTGAGTTTGGTGGTCCTGTGTTTGTGATGCCTGTGGGCGGTGTGGTCAGTGTGTATGATGGCAATAGAATCAATGTGGCCGACGAAGCACTCAAACGTGGCTACTGGTACAGTCCACGATTACACGTTGACCTTTGGGGCAATGGGTGGGGCAAATAATGGGATTCTTTGACCGCTTTAAGAAAAAGCCAGAACCTAAACCTGTAGCAGAAAAAGTTATCCGTGTGCCCAAGGCGCCTGAGAAAACTGCCAAACAACTGGCCACAGAAAACAACGAACCGTATGTGGCTATCTTGAACATGGACATTGATCCCAACAACTTGCACCAAGGTGCATTTGAACTGGACTGGAATGAGATATTCATTGCCCGCTTGGTCAAGGCCGGCTACATGATGAAACCCACAGACGCAGACTCAGACATTGTGGATCGCTGGTTCCAGAATGTGTGCAGACATGTTGTGATGGAAACATGGGAACAGGATCAAGCCATGCGTAACTCAGCAGGCGGTTATGTACACACCCGTGACATTGGTGACGGACGCACTGAGATTAGTTAAGGAAATTGATATGATGGATGGAAGACGTGTGGGCTTTACTGCCAGCACTTTTGATTTGTTACACGCTGGTCACATTGCCATGTTGCGTGAAGCCAAGGAAGAATGTGACTACCTGATCTGTGCGTTGCAAAACGATCCCACCTTGGATCGTCCTAACAAAAATCGCCCAGTACAGAGCATTGTGGAACGACAACTGCAACTGATAGGTTGCAAGTACGTGGATGAAGTTTGGGTGTACAACACAGAAAAAGATCTAGAAGACCTGTTGTTGATCCTGCCTATTGATGTTCGTATACTGGGTGTGGAATACGAAGGTCGAGAATTTACTGGTCGTGAGATTTGTCACAAGCGTGATATTGAACTACACTTCAATGGTCGCGATCATTCATTCAGCAGCAGTGAACTGCGGCAGCGTGTGGCCAATGCTGAAGATTTGAAAAAGAAATTAGAATCATGGGAACCAGTAGGCGCAGACGACACAGGTGGTCCCAGTCCCAGATGATATTGTATGCAAATGGGTGCAGTCACACCGCTGCCGCAGAAGCAGTTGTGCCAGATGCTTTTGCAGTGGATGATGGTAAGAACGGTATAGATCGTCGTCCACATCCACTCAACTTGGCAGCCAGCTGGTGTACACATCTGGCACAGAATCTTGGCCGTACATTGGTCTGTGATGCAGAGTCGGCCAGCAGTAATGATCGCATTATTAGAACCACCAGGGAATGGATTGCCAACAACCCTGACAAACTGAACAACACATTCATGGTCATACAGTGGACCACTTGGGAACGAGAAGAGTGGTTGCACAACGGCATATGGTATCAGGTGAACGCATCTGGGGCAGATTGGGTTCCTGCAAAATTGCAACAACGATACAAACAGTTTGTGGTTGATGTGGATTGGGCAATCAAAACTCAGGAATGCCATGAAAAGATTTGGACATTACACACCGAACTACAAAGGTCGAACATCCCTCACTTGTTTTACAGTAGTTACAGTACTTTCAGTGATGTTCAAAATCAACATATTTGGGGTACTAGTTACATGTACCCTTACAACAGACAGGGTTCTTACAATGCTATTTTGCAACAAAACGGGCATGTGCCCTCAAAATGGTACCATTTTGATGCCAAAGGCCATTGCTTTTGGGCCAACTATGTGTTACAATACATCAAACAACACAACTTGGTGAACACAAATGCGCTACCTACTGATTGATACTAGCAACATGTTTTTCCGTGCGCGACACCAAGCACATCGTGCCGCAGACACATGGACCAAATTGGGTTTTGCCCTGCACTTGACCTTGATGAGCGCAAACAAAGTGGCACGTGATTTAGGCGCTGATCATGTGGTATTCGCACTGGAAGGTCGAAGCTGGCGCAAAGATCATTACAAACCTTACAAAGCCAATCGTGCTGTGGCACGTGGGCAAATGAGCGAGTCAGAAGCAGAAGAGGACAAGCTGTTCTGGGAAACGTACGATGAGCTGACTAAATACTTGTCTACAAAGACCAACTGTAGTGTGATACGTTGTGCCACAGCAGAAGCAGACGACATCATTGCACGTTGGATTGCTTTACACCCCCAAGACGAACACGTTATTGTCAGCTCAGATTCCGACTTTGTGCAGTTGATTGCACCCAATGTAAAATTGTACAATGGCATCAACGATCACTTGTTCAGTACCAAGGGTGTTACAGACGCAAAAGGCAAAAACTTGGCATTCTCTATTGAGAGCAACTCAAAGATCAAGGTTGGCAAGGCCGATGCCAACTTTGTACCTCCCATGGACTATCAGAAGTGGGTGTTGTTTTTGAAGTGCATGCGTGGTGACCCTGGTGACAATGTGTTCTCGGCCTATCCTGGTGTGCGTGTGAAAGGCACCAAGAATCAAGTGGGACTGACAGAAGCATTTGAAGATCGCGATCGTCGTGGCTATGCATGGAACAATCTCATGTTGCAACGTTGGTCTGATCATGAACAGGCCGAGCACAAGGTGTTGGAAGATTATGAACGCAATCGTGTGTTGATTGATCTTACTGCACAGCCCGATGACATCAAAGCTGTGGTAGATGAAGCCATACGTGAGCAGATTAGCCACCGAGATGTGGGCATGGTGGGTGCGCACTTTTTACGGTTCTGTGGCAAATACGAACTCACCAAACTCAGCGACTATGCAGATGCCATAGGTCGCTGGTTGAATCAAACATACAAAGGAGTATTAGATGATCGAAGCCAAACCCATAGTGGATAAAAAGTATTGGATCTTGAAGCAGGACGACCGCAAGGTTGGTGTGGTGGAGGCCGAAGGCGATGGCTACACTGTGCGCATCAATGATCAAGTGGGCAAGTTTAAAACCATTCCCATGGTGCGTAAAAAGGTCAACATTGAATTTGTGCCACCTGAAAAGACCACCCGGCCTGCACCAGATCAAGTACACGGGTTTGAAACAGGATGCCGAGCATTCAACCCCATGTGGGACGTCAAACACAGACTACCACTGTTCACAAAAGAAAACAAATCAAAGTCATGGTATGCCGCAGGTTGGTATGCTGTGAAACAACATCGTGCATGGAAACTGCTTCGCAACCCCAAGCTAATTGTGTTGGAACGTTATCAATATCAAGGACCATTTCATACTCAGGAGGCAGCACGTGACAAATCCCTTTCTTAACAAAGGAAAACAATGAATCCGTTTCGCGATCAAGAAAAATTCATGAAGGCTTGCGACCAGACAGTCGACAGTTTTAACGCAGACCAATTCAACATGTATCTAACACTCATTGAAGAAGAAGCAGATGAATTAGGTGAGGCAATAAAAAATCACGACCAAGTTGAAACACTTGACGCACTGATTGATATTCTAGTTGTGACAATTGGTGCTATTCATTCAGCAGGCTTTGATGGTGAAAGTGCATGGAAGGAAGTCATGAGCACCAACTTTGCCAAGATTGATAGAGAAACCGGCAAAGTTCGCAAGCGTGAAGATGGCAAGGTACTCAAGCCCACAGGTTGGCATCCACCTGTACTGTCACCGTACTTGAATAAAAAATGAAAACACGCGACGAAATCATTACCTCAATGTGTTACACCTGGCGGCACGATTATGGCCTTGACAAACAAGAACACGATGGTCCAGGTGGCCTGATCAGTGCTGGCTTGACCGATGCTGAACGCAAACTGTTGTGGCGCCAAATGGCACAGATCTTTGACAACAATATTGCACCGCACATGGAATTTAAACAATGAGTTTACACATACATCGTTTTGTGGATTCAGTCAAAGCCCACGAAGCTCGAGGGCAAAAAGACTTCTCCATGCCCATGCGTGATGCCAAAGACTTACACGCAGACATAACCAAATTGTTGCTTACACTAGAACAATTGCGTGAGCAACAGGCCCGTGGTGCAGAAATAGTAGAAGTGCAGGTGACTGGAGGTAGTTTTAAAAGTGCATAGTTATTGGCATAAATAACTGCGGAGTTCGATATGTCAAGACCAAAACCAACAGTGCTGATTGAGCACACCAACAAACAAACCTACAAGACAGAACAAGTGCTGGCCTCAGAAGGTGTGTGGGCAGTGTTCTTTGACTCCAAGCCCATCAACCTAAAGACCAGCAACCTGCTCACACAGTTTCCCGGTCCTAAATACAAAAAAGTATCGTTTTCAAACCCTGGACACGCTATCAATCTGGCCCGAAAACTCAATACACAATTCCGAACAGACAAGTTTTCAGTTGTGCTGTTAACACAAGGGGATAAGATTTATCCCAATGCTCAATAAACTCACACTCACACAGGAACTGATAACACGCTATCCTGATGCGCCGCCTCTTGACGAAGCCATGCGCACATGGTGGCAGAACATTCAAGATGACGGTGGTTTAAGACTTACATATGTAGGCTTCCATGTGTTTGAGAACTTGTTGGAACTCAACAGTTATTCGTTTGAATTGTCGGAGAAGTTGTTGACTCCAAAAAACTTGCTGGTCTTGGACCGTCGCATGACCTGTCCTTACTACATGGTCAACAATCGCAAACTCAACAAGATTGTGATGTTTGGCAGTCGCGAAGCCATGATGGCCACACTGCATGGAGACATGCAACGATTTATCACAAGTTTGAGTTATTGAGTTGTTGGCAGTCACGAATAAAACGCAGTTCCATCATAGCAATATAATCATTCAACACAAATTCTCTTTGCGCACGTAATCTATCACGATAGGGTGCAAGATCTATTTTACCAACAATGAGATCTTGGTTGGATTCAAGTGCTGCTGTCAATCGAGTTTCGTTGGGCAAACAATCATACGATGTATCAACCAAGTCGTCAAACATATCAAACCCTCGATTTTGTAGACTGGCTACCAATCCTTGACTGCCAATCACAATGGGAATTTGTTCGGCCAACATGGCAAACAAAGTTTTTTCACAAAACAATCCGGGAGCATGATCATACAAGGTTTCTGTCACTATGTTCACAGCACAGGTGCCGTAAATCTTGCCAAGTCTAACAAAGTTTTCGTCATTTTCTGTTCCACGATAAGTGTTGTATGCCCATTCGTCCAACGGTATTGCAGTGCCATAACTCAGTGTGCCATTGGGCCAGTCGCACAATATGTTGGCCACACGCCTACGGTGATCACACATCCTGCCATTGAGACATTGCCAGGCCTGTGTACGAGGCTGGTCCAAGATGTGTTTCCATTCAGACCATCGGTCACGCAGTCTGCCGATTTCTCTATAATTATGATTGCTAAATTCAATCAAGTTCACAGGGCCGGTATAGAATTTTTCTAAATCTGGATTCATATGAGTGACCAACACTTGACTGGCATGTTTGCCATAGTGTTGGGCCACTTGATCAAGTTCAACAACTCGGTCGTTTTGCATAGTGACAAAATCTTGAAAGTGCATGACCAACAGTGTGCGTGGACCAAATTTGACATCAGGCAATTTCAGTGGCCAACCATGATGATGATTGTGCGGAGGATCAAACGCATTCCAGATACCAACTACATCATAGCCTAGATCTGTCAGAGTTTTTTGGAAAAATACTGTGTAGTCCATGTGATATTTACTAAGTAGATCATGTATTGGAATAATCCTATTCTTGAATTCACCTGGCCCAGTGATCAAAATCCCATTCAAGG